CCCAATTAGTATAGCGACAAGGACATTCTTCCTCTTCCTCAGGACACCACCCAAGTGCCTCAGAGATCACTGGGAACTGGCAGGTGAAATGATCTTTAACAAGGAGTGCAATCTCTTGGTGCTCCTTCTGGGTACCATTGGAAGAACGCAATTCGATATAATGAATCCAGTTGCGAAGATTGCCAGTCATATACATTTTTGTTGGTACAGCAAGAGGCAATACATTTCTTGCACATTCTTTTGCAATACCTGAAGAAAGCATTTCTTTGTAGAGGTTCATTCCATCTACAAAATGCCTTTGCATTTTTAACTCGTAGTCCTGTCTGACAAATGGATCTATATCATCAATACTATTCTGTCTATTTTTATCATCTTGACGACGTAGTTGTGGCAGAGGAATACTATCTCCAAGTAAAGATGAGTCAGCATATCTCTGTGAAAATTCTTGAAATGTAAACGACCTATGCCTCAGCACTTGAGCAGCAATAGCACGAGTAGTATGAATCTCTAAGGTCATTGATGCTTGCTCAAAGACAGACCAATGTCCATGCTTAATACAATACTTTAATAACCCTGCCACTTTAGGGTTGTCCTGATTGTTAGGATTACTCACACGAGCAATGTATCCTATGGTCTTCTCTGCATCAGGAGTAACAGAGATTAAACATACTTTAGTCATGGGTTCTTTAATAATATACGAAAGACTACATACAATCCCATTGCAGACCAGTATCCTAGGGTTGCCAATCCAAAGAGACCTGGTATGCAAGCATTCCATACTAGCATAAGAGCTAGAGGTGATAGAAATAAGTTACCAATTGCATTAACAACTTCCTTACCCTTCTCTTCATTCCTTTCCTTTTCTGCCTTCTTATCTAATTCTTCCTGTTTTATTTCTTCTTCTTCCTTTTTCTGTTGTTCTAAGGCACGTTTGTCAAAGTATATTGTCACTTTTTCCTGCCTTTCTTTGGAGGTTTTGGTTGATTTGGATCGTTCCATAATTTAGGATTAATTCTGCCCTCTGATTGTGTAAATTTTACAAAGTTCTTTTTATATAGATCATAATAATAATCAAAAAGTTCTACTGCTTTACTTGCAATAGCAATATCATATGCAGTTTGATCATCTACCTTATACTCAACCAGATAGGCAGTATATGGTAGTGATTTATCGTTTGCATCATCGACAGTACATTTCTCTTTTAAAATCTTTACACCTGTCAACTCCTACCTCCCCACTCAATCTGAGGGAATGCTTCAGATACCATTGCCTTAGTGATACGCTTATACTTTTTATTAATTCCACCATCCTTGGCAAGCACTACAAGTTCTGCTTCTTCCTGATGAAGTCCCTCCAAGAGTTGAACAAACATAGTTTCTCTCTTCAAACCTTTTAGTCTAGGTTCTCCACCTTTAAAGAATCTATAAAGACCACGATACTCTTGCTCAAGGCGAGAGTGATCTGTTCCTATAGGTGCATCGTTAGGAGTGTAAGGTACATCTCCTTCTGGCATCACTGATTCAATACTCTCATCAAAATTGATGATTAACACCTGCCTAAGAGCATTGTTATTATGTTTGCGAAGAAGATCTACTTTCTCCTTCTTTGTTTTTGCATTGGAGACCTTTCTCAAAATCTCACTAAGCAGTAACCTAGGGTTACTGTTGTCCATATTACGTGGCATAATTTAACTCCTGTGATTAGTCTTCCTCTTCATCTGCATCCTCAAACTTCCAGTATGGATTTGTTGGTCTGATGTAGATAAGTTCATCATGTAACATGTTACCATCTTCATCAAACATTTCAGGATGTACAACCGATTTAGAGTATGCTGCATTTTCTATGTAGTCTTCTACATATCCTTTTGCCAACCAAGAAACAGTTACCCCAAGGATAAATGCTCCTATAACAAATAACACAATCAATGCAATAATGATTGGTTCCATAGGGTTTCTCCGCAGCTATTTTTATTTAGTGTTTATATCAAGTTGTTCTCTCTCAAATATAAAACAGTTTCGGTACAACCTCCAAGAACCTTACCATCTAAAATGACTTGAGGAAATGTACTACCAGCACCAAACTGTTCATAGAAACCTGGTCTATCGAAATGTGTATCTAAACGATATTCAGTAAACTTATATCCCTTACCAGCAATAACTGCTTTGACCTTTGAGCAATAGGGACAACCGTTACGAGTGTATACAGAAAAATTCATAGGAAATATGTTTTTGAAATTATAGCATAAAAAAGGAGGGGTCGCAACCCCTCCTAGATTTATTCACTATGTGAATTTAGAATGTGAACTTAGCACCGATTTTAGCACCCCAGTTACGGATGGTGTCGCCATCGCTGTCTTCGCCAGCAGTAGCACCAGAGATCTCAGCATAAGCAGAAAGATCATCGCTAAGAGGAGCAGAAGCACCGATCTTACCAGAGATTTCTGTCTCAGTATCGTCAGTAGTTTCTGAATGATTCAATGAAGGACCACCTTGTACATAGTAAGCGATCTTACCTTCTGTTCCAACAGTTCCTTCGTATCCAAGATGGATGTCAGTTGTTGCTGCACTGTAGTCTCCATCAGGATAAGAAAGATTACTTTCTACATTCACGTATGGACCAGCAAAAGCTGCACCAGCGAGAAGGAATGGAGATGCTGCTACTGCAGCGATTGTTGATTTAATAGTCATGATTGTTTTTAAGTGTCTCGCAAGGAAAAACCCTGCGGATGATTAGATCCCCGACATGGGATCTGTCTTACATCTACACAGGGTTACGATTCTTTCGAGTCCTTTGTATCAGTTTTATTTATAATAACATAACTTTACATATCTGTCAAGAGGGGTTCGGATTGTTCAACCTCTGCTCCCTTAAACGCTCGTGAGATTTCTTTCTTGATTCTAAAAGCATGTTAGCAACTCTTGCACGAGACTCTTGGTCTTGTTTAGGATCAAGATAATCTATAAGAACATCCATAGGATTTACAATTGCTTCGAACTCAGCATCTCCATCACCAAGAATCTCTTTCAACTCTTTAGGTAGATTTTCGTTTTTAATTTTTGGTAATTCCATTAGGTAACCTCCTTGTACGTGTAACCTGTAGCATCTCTAGTAGTCCAGATCAAGTTACCTCCCTTTATAAAAGGTCTTAAATCTAGAGACGAAGCTATTATAGCATTAGTGGCAACCCCTTGGTTAATTGTTCCAATATCTAGGTGAGCAGTACAACGTTGAGGATAGACCACAGATACTATATCCCCAAGGTCTCCTTCACTTCCTAATGGATTGTTTGCATACGCAGTAAAGATTAGAAATTTGAGACTATCAAAAAGAGTTGAGTCAACAGCACCAGTCAATGACCCACCACTATTAAGATAAGCAAGAACCCAATAAGTCATACCACTCTCATCTGGTGCTCTGCCTCTGTTTGGGAAGGTACCTGTGCGTCCAAACCTACCACTAGTATACTCTTCAGCGATTGCTCTGACAATAGGATAAAAATAATTTGCAGTATTTGTGGGATCTTCAAATCCCAAATCATTATACTCAGTAAATCCACCTGTACGATTGATCTGTACATTTCTCATAAATGACATGTACTCATTACTACCACTATTATCATTCAAGCAAAGTCTTTGTCCATCGTTTTCAGTTCGTATATTATCTGTATAAAAAGAACTACTTGAATATGTTCTACCTTGTGCTCCACCACCTTCTACTTCAATATTTTTAGTAGTAGAAACAGCAGATGTAGTCTGAATAAATGATTCTCCACCAATGTAGTAAGAAACTTGAGATGTACTACCATTAACTCTAATAGTTGCAGTTTGACTACCAGATGTGGTAGGAGTCTGAGTAAATGTTTGACCTAAGAGTATCAAAGTTCCAACTGATCGTCCAGATACACTTACTTGATCATTCCATGCAAAATCAAATACAACATCAGCAGATCCTGCTCCAGTTATATCGATACCAGTTCCATCAGAACTAAACGTAACACCTACATTTGAACTACCTATCTGAGTAATACTTGAAATAGTCAGACTAGCATTTTCATCAAACCCACCAGAGATATCATCATCCCACATAATCTTAGTAGGAGATGCAATTTGATACCCTGAATCAGATGAATTGCCTGTGATTGACCAGTCAACACCAGTAGCAGTAGCAGCAACAGAGGTAAAGGTCAATGGAACTTCTCCAAAACCTTCTCCTGTTACTAACAAATCACCATCATCTTTAAACCTAACTGCAATATTAGATGCACTTGCTTGAGGAGTTAGAGTCCATCCTATACCTGCAGGATTCCTAGTCCAATCATCACTGTCTTGCATCTGCGTTTGATTCTCACAAGTTACTGTTATTACATGAGGACCAGCAGTAAGATTACTGATAGTATATGTTGCTGAACTTGGAGCATTATATGTAGAACTTACAATCTGTGTTCCATCTAATGAGATAGTTCCAGCATCATCCACAGCATATTCTAAAGTATAATTACCTGGAAAAGGAACGTTAATATTATAAGATGTTGTATGAACAGTTCCCTTCAAGACATTATTGTTGGATGGATAGACCAGATATGTATCCGCAAAATCTCCCCAAGAACTATGAGGACCAGATGGAACCCATTCAACAGTTGATGGTGTAATACAACTACTACCTCTACAGATTTTTAGATACCATCCACCAGGATTTCTATCCCATCTGAATGCATCTCCTTCTGGATCACCATCAGCATCTACAAATCCACCATCATCATTAGTA